ATCCTCAATAGAATCTACATCTCTCATTAATTTAATAATTTGATTAAGTACAGGTTTAAACTTTCGTGCTGCAGCTGTTGTTATTCCATCATCATTAGATTCTAAGTAATCCGCAAATGCTGATAAGAGGCCTGATGTATGCTCTATCTCATCTGCTCTTTCAGGTGAATCATCTGCTATATCCCAATTCTGATTTAAATGGTCTAATTTAAGAGTTTTCTTTGTGCCTGTATATCCTCTTTGGTTATGAAAGATATAGTAATTACGAGCACATACAGTCATATAGGAGAACCCTTTTCCCTTACCTTCTTTAACTCTATATAATCTTTCGGTAAGGTAGCAGGTACAATCCATCATAATTTCATCCATCTCACCTTCCATATAGGTTGGTTTGATTTTATTATACATTACTTCCGAAATCTTTGCTAGAGCAGGATATATAATTAAGAATAGCCTATTTCGCTCTTGCGCAGATTCAGATTTATTATATAAGTGAATTGCTTCCTCTACACCTTCGTGGAAGTAATTATTATTAGGATTCTTTTTCCTTGGCATTGTAACTTTGTTTATTATCTAACAACAAAATCAGTTTAAGTTGTTAAATGTAAAGATACGAAATTTAATTCAAAATACCAAATAAAATGCCAATACCTGTACCAACCAAAGGACAATCTGAGCAAGAATACGTTAGTGAATGTATATCAGCAATAATTGATGAATACGGACAAGAACAATCTGCAGCTATATGTTATAACACATATCGTAAAGAAATGGGTTTAACCAAAGAGGAAATGAGATATAGCCGCCTTAGAGAGATGCATTACAGAGGAATCAATCTAATGGCTGAAGAAGGTGGATTAGAAGATACTTGTTGGCCGGGCTATGAAGCAATTGGAACAAAAGATTTGGACGGACGTGAAGTCCCTAATTGTGTACCTATAAAAGATTAAAAATAATAGGGGATTTATCTATTCTAAATTGCCATTTATATATTTCCTATCCCCTATAAGACCCTCTATTTGAGGGTCTTTTTATGTCAAATTTGGTACTTTTAGGTATTTTTTGTATCTTTACTAAAATAATTTAAAAAGTTATCCACATTTTTGGTGTTTGAGATTTCTGGATAGTATTTATATATACAAAACTACTAACAAATAAACAAAATGGAAAAACAAATGACAAGAAAAGAAGCAGCATCAATTATGACTAAAACATCAGAGCAACACAAATACTGGTGGAAATCAACAAAAAATGAGAAAGCAAGTAAAGAATTCTTAAAAGCAAGAGAAATCTACAAACAAAAGGGGAAATAACCCCTTTTATTTGGTAATATCAACTATATTTCGTATCTTTGATATATTATTAACTAAAATAAACAAAATGGCAAATTTAACACCCGGCGTTTTAATCTTTAACAATTGGTTAGACTTAATGGTAGAAGCTCTTACGCCTGAGCAAACAATAGAATTATTAAAATGTATTCATGGAATATCTAATGATAACGAATACAATCCAAAAGACCCTATTGTAATTACACACTGGTTTCATATGAGGGAGATAGTAGTAGCTAATGTACAAAAGTATAAAAACAAATGTGCAGCTAATCAAAAAAATGGTAATTTAGGAGGAAGACCTAAAACCCAAAATAACCCAAGTAAACCCAAAGAAACCCACAATAAGCAAAGTAAAAGTAAAAGTATAGCTTTTACTTTCGTAAAAGGGGAAGGCTCAACACCTTTGGTTGGTGTTTCCCCTTCCTTAACTTATGAGGAAACAATGAAATAATAAAACAAATATAATAATGGCAGACAATTACATCAAAGAAAATTACAGAGCATTTAGTGAAATGTTAAATGGAGCAGTTGATAACTATCCAGTTGGACAATGGGAAGATAAAGAAATAAGAGAAGGATTTAAAATTTATTTACTTTCAGATTATATTCTATTCCTTTATCAATTAAATAACTTCAGCGATATTAATATACAAAATCCATTGTATAAACAATATCAGTACTCTATGAAACTATCTATTTTATGTGATAGATTCAAATCAGGTGGTTTAGATAAAGCAATCCCATCTGATAAGCTAGAGCATTTTATTGATATGTTAGGAGAACACTTAAGAGAGTATGTAAACTTTGATTTACCAGCTGAATTAAAAAGACAAGAGAAAGTATATTATACTAAAATTGCATTTGCTTATAAAGAAGAACCAAATGTACAACAACAATATAATGGGAGATTAGCTCAATTAAAAGAGCAAGCTTGGAAAACTAATAAACAAAACTTAGGTTAAAATGAAAACACAGCAAGATTTAGCAAATGATATCCAAAAGGATATGGAAGAAATGGGTTACATAGTAATCCCAGACTTTAGTAAGGTTGGTGACCTTATTGATACAAAAGACTATGATTTAGAAAAGAAGAAAGCATATTATCAAAACCTTAGCAAGTTAGCATTAGAACAAGCTTTTGATGAGATAATGGATGAATTTACAAAAAATAAAAAACAATAATATGGCAAGTAATGTAAAAGACCCATTAGTGGGCATAGAAGGATTTGAAAACTATTGGATTTCAGCAAATGGTATTGTGTACTCAAATGTACAATCTAATAAAGCATTTTTAAATGGTGGACTATATCCTATTAGACCTAAGGAACATAATAGAGGATATTTAGAAGTAGGACTATTTGGTATGGGTACTCGTAGATGGTTCAGAATACATAGGTTGGTGGCAGATGCTTTCATACCTAAACCATTACCAACTTATGATGTAGATGATAAAGAGATACCATTAGAGGTAAACCATATCAATGGAAACAAAAAAGATAATAGAGTTGAGAACTTAGAATGGATGACACGCTCGGAGAATGTAACACATGCTTTTGTAGTGTTAGGTAGAGAATCGGTAACACGTCCTATTTATTATGACGGAATTAAGTACAATTCAATTAAAGAATGTGCTATTGTAAATGGTTTCTCACATCAATCGTTATGTGCTACCCTATCATCAGGTAAGAAGTTATATAAAAAGAAACCAATTCGTTACGCTGGTAAAGGATTAAGAAAGAATAAACCAACAACAGTATGAAATGGATTAAATTAGGAACGTGGTTAGAATTACTAATAGAATTTCTAACAATGGGACAAGGTGAAAGAATTGCCTTATGGATAGCAAAAAAGGTATTCGGAAAGAATGAATGTGGATGTTGCCAAAGAAAAGAATGGCTAAACAAACTAACTAACCCTGAATACGATGGAGAATGTAACGGAATAAAATTATACTAAATGGAAAACAAATACGCACCCTTTGATGAGGTAGAGTTTAACTTAATGAGAGAAGAACTATCATCAGTAACAATGCATTTACCGGAACACTTAATGAGTAAGATGTGGAGTAGATGCACACAAATTAGAGGTAACAAAGAACCACAACCATGCAGTTGTAAATCATCAGGCGGATTATGGGCTAGATGTATTGATGAGTTGAGAAAATTTGTAAGTGATAGAATCTAATGAAGATAGAGGAAATACAAAAAGAAAACAATAGAAGGCTGGACATTCTTTATAGAGTTAAGAATGACTGGTTAATGTCAGCAGCATACAATATTACAAAGAGTAGAGAGATGGCTAAGGAATTAGTTGCAGAACTCTACTCTTACATTGCGGAAAGAGGTAATCCTAATATATGGTATGGTGTGGATGATTTCAATATGATGTATCTACACAGTTTCCTAAGAACTCGTCACATCAATATGGTAAAGAGTAATGGTAAGATACAATCCCTACCTGATTACTATGATGAAGCAGATGAGAGTTATGATGAGGAGCTAGATAACAAAGTACAAAAGTGCTATGATGATATAGTAAATGAGATACAGCAATTACAAAGAACAAAGATGTGGAGTTCAGCCCGATTAGCTGAATTATATTTCTTTGGTGATGAGAAGATGACATTGGATAAGTTAAGTAAGAATATTGGAATATCTAAAAGTACTTCCTTTCTAAATGTAAAGAAGATTAAACAACACATAAGATTGACAAAGGTTAATCCCTTCAAGAACTGATTTTAAGGTGGTCTCCTTCAACGATAAATACAAAGGTGGTATAAGTTGTTATATCTGTATATATTGTTAAATACAATCAACTACAATGGCATTTGAAAAGAACGATAAAAGAATTAATAGAGCGGGCAGACCCGTAGGTGCACTGAATAGAAGTACGGAGCAAATGAAATTAAACCTTGCTCGGGCTACTAACAACACGCTTAACTACCTATCCGAAGATTTAGAAAAGATACGAAAGAAAGACCCAGAGAAAGCTATTGAGCTTGCTTTGAAGATTATGGAGTATATGATACCTAAGTTAAGCAGAACGGAAGTGAAAGCAGAGATAGAACAAAGAGTTCAACAAATATCCGTAAACATTACACAAAAGGTAGTAGATGAATCTGGAAGTTAATACAACCATCAGTTATAAGCACATAGATGATTGCCCTACTAGAGTTTGTCATTTGGTTGGCGGCTCAAGGTCTGGAAAGACTTTTGCATGCATTCAATGGTTAATAGTACAAGCACTTCAAAAGAAAGAGCTAATAACAATTGTTCGTAAAACAATCCCGAGCTTAAAGAGAACCGTAATGCGCGATTTCCAAGAGATAATGAAATCAATGGATATATGGAACGATAATGATTTTAATATTTCCGATAGGACATATACGTTCTATAATGAATCACAAATACAATTCATCAGTACGGATAACGCCGAAAAATTACGTGGCGTCAAATCAAATATACTCTGGATAGAAGAAAGTTCGGAGGTTGATTCTGAGTCCTACCTGCAGCTCCAAATAAGGACCACCGGAAAGATTATATTAAGTTATAATCCAACGGTAAGCCCTTGGCACTGGCTTCGTGAGATGCAGGATTGTACTAGATACTTTTCTTCATATAAGGATAACCCTTACTTAGAACGTTCAGTAATAAGAGCATTGGAGGATTTAAAGAATACAAACCCTAAAGCATATCAGGTATATACAAAGGGTGAGTACACTACAAACGATAAAGCAATCTTTGAATTTGAATTAGTAGAGTGGTTGCCTGAAGAAGCTCAGTTTGTGGCATGGGGCCTTGATTTCGGCTACGCAAATGACCCCAATGCCCTGGTAAGTTTATGGAAGATGAATGGTAATGAGCTATACATTTTAGAGCATTGCTATGAGAAAGGAATGGTTACTAGTGAGATAATAGAAATGTTAAAAGGTGCTGTAAGAGATAGAGAACCAATTTGGGCAGACTCATCCGAACCAAGACTAATAGAAGAAATTAATAGAGCTGGTTTTAATATAAGACCTGTAACAAAGGGTAAGGATAGTATTAACTTTGGTATAGGTGTATTGCAGAATTATAAAATAAAGATACCTAAGAGTTGTCAGAACCTAATCAATGAGTTCTATTCCTATGAGTGGGAGCAAGATAGGTTTGGTAAGATATTAGATAGGCCTGTTGATTTTAACAATCACTTATTAGATGCTGCTCGTTATGTGGCTATGATGACATTATCCCAAGCTGCAGCAAATAGAGGAAAATACACAATTACAATTAGATAATATGGAAAATGAAAAATTAGATTTAGACAATCTTACAAAAGAAGATTTTATGGCAATGGCAGAGTATGTAGCCCATACTGAAGCAATCAATCATAAACTATTGGAGGATTTGCGAGAAGCAAAATCAGCATTAATGGCAACAGTACAACAACGTAATTCTCTAAACGCAAGATTACAAAACTTAATGAGTGATAGGGTAAACACAGTAGATATTACAAACATTAAGACCCAAGTAATCAATACAAGCTTAGACCTTATTAACCCTGAACAATATAGAGAAAAGAAAAACCAAAGATAATATGAAACAAGAGATAAAGATAACAGTACCAAAGGAATGGTCAGCAATCACCTTAAAACAATACCTTAACTTACAAAGAGATTTGAAAGTATATGGTGAAGAAGAAAATGCTTATGTGGCATGTCTAATGCATCACCTATGTGGCTTTAATGTAGAGTATCTAACACAATTGGATACCGAAACCTTTACTAATATTAAAAATGATTTAGTAGGGTTTATGGGTCAGACTGATTTTGAATTACAAAAGTTTATTACAATAAATGGTGTTGAATACGGATTTGAGCCTAACTTATCAAAGATGGCTTATGGTGCTTATTTGGACATTGCAAAATACGATACATTTACTATTGATGAGAATTGGGCTAAGATAATGAGTATTCTATACAGGCCTGTTACATCTAAGACAGGAACTCTATATGAGATTAAAACATACGATGGTTATATAAATGAGGATAGATTTTTAGAAGTACCTATGGATGTACATTACGGAGCATTGTTTTTTTTTGTTCGTTTATTAACGGACTTGCCGAGTTCTATCCAGAAATCTTTGATGGATACGGCGGAGATTCCTCACAACATCAAGTCAATTTTGGAAAAAAGTGGAAAAATTATTCCTCCGTTGTCCAATTGGCGAACGGAGATATCAGGGGAATGAGTGAAGTTGCTGAATTACCATTAGAACAATGCTTGTTATTCTTAGCTTATCAATCAGATTATAATCAGTTACAAAACATGTTACATAAAGAGGCTTTAGCAAAAACAAAATAATAACGAATACTTTTACCTCTATCGTTGTTAAATGAGTAAAATCATTAGATTATGCCAACACCAGCTTACTTAGCTAGATTCCAAGCAACTTCGGGCGTGTATTTAGGACCGACGAGGGGAAAGAGCTCTCCGAAAAATAATCGTAGAGCATGTTTGTGTATTAAATCAAACACATACTCACGTAAGTGCTGTAATGGTGCTCTAATAGAGCAAGGTATCGGACAAACGGAAGTTCCTTATTCACAAACACAACAAAATAATCAAATATAACTTTATATGGCTATATACAATAAAACCCAATTAGAAGCGGTAAATCAAGGTAACTTCCCTGATAATACGGCTGGTTTAATTACCCCAGCGTTATTGAGAGATTTTAATACTGATATGATAGATTCAATGGCATTAACAGGTTCAATTGGTGCAAGCGGCACTAATGGAACTTCGGGCACTTCAGGTCTAAATGGAACTTCAGGAATAAATGGTACAAATGGATTGGCAGGAACTTCGGGTATTAATGGTACGAATGGTATCAATGGTACTAATGGAGCAGCTGGTTCTAATGGAACTTCAGGTACTTCAGGTATAACAGGTGATGGAGGAAGCTCAGGTACTTC